ACTATTGGAGTCAATACTGGCGATACAATTGATGTTGAACCTATTCCAGGTATAGATTCAACTTGAATATTAATCGGAGGATATGCAAACGTATGTGTACCAACTCCTAAAGAATTAAATTTAATATATTTTTTATTAATATAATTTAAATTGGTTGATGTAGTTCCAATACCTGCATCAGATAATTTAAATTTATCTTGATCGATAATTGTAACACAATATTCAATATTGGTAGATAATCCAGATATTGGAGTGTCGGTGTGTGAATATTTAATAAAATCGCCATTTTTAAAACCATGATTTTTGGCAAAAATATAATCATCAAATGTACTAATTCCAGAAATTTGATAATCTAAAGACGGATATGAAACAGAAGATACTTTAACTAATCTATTTGAATATCCGGAACCTGAATTTTTAACATAAATTTTATTAATAGTTTTTTTGCTGTTAAGAGTTCTAAATTCATGAAATCCGGAACTTATTCCGGTAATATTGATAGTATTGATTCCTGATAAAACATCTGATCTATTTTTGTGTAATTTAATTTCTTTTGAATTTATGACATTTACAAAATAATTTGATTTATCATTTAATCCAGGAAGAACCGAATTTCCATTTGAATAATATGTAACTTCTTCATAATTATCAAAATTATGATTATCTATAAACGATATGGTTTCTGTAGATGTATTAATTGCTGTTAAATCTGCTCTAAATTTTGCAATAATTCTTGTTTTTACTAAATTTGATTCTAATACTGCACCAGAACCATTTCCACCAATTAAAGTTATTTTTGGTTTTCTATCATAACCAATTCCTGGGGAATTTATTTTTACTTCTTTTAATGATCCAGAAAGAATTAAATTTGCTTTACATCCAGATCCAATAGAATCACTAATAATTAAATCTGGAGAATTTATTACATCATAATCTTTTCCTGGATTTGTTATTTGAATTGAATCTATTTTTCCGTAATAAATATTTTCATCAAATAAAGTTGGTGAAAATAATTCCACACCATTAACTAATAATCCAATATTTCTATTAAATGTAGTTCGATCATTTTCGTTATCAAAATAATTAATATTTTCAGTTAAATTGAATTTTCTTAGTATTTTTTGATCTTTAATTGTTTTATTTTCATAACCAAGTTTGAAAATTAAATCATTAGAAACTCCAGAATGTAAATTAATATATTCTTCGGCAAATAAATTAGTATTACTATATGCCAGTGATATAGAATTATTATTAATTTTTTTTACAAAATAAATTCCAGTTTCAATTCCGGCAGAAGTTTTTGAATCATAATAAATTTTATCTCCAGATAATAAATTATGATTAGATATTTCCAAAATTGTAGTTGATCCTGTTCCTGCAGTGATAACATTTCTTTTTGTATTTGTAGACGTAATTGTATAATTCGGAAAACCAGAAGTAGTCACGTATAAATATTTTCCCTCATTATCAATATAAGTATTTTGGACTCCTCCATTTATATTTGATATATCAGTAAAATTTGGAGAATCGGCTTTAGTAATTTTTTTCTTAATTTTTATTATATTTGAAATGTCTATATTTGGTAATGATTCTATAATAATCGTGGTTGATGATTCGATAGTTTTAACTATAGCATCAATATCTACATTTAATACATTAGAAATATAAATTTGATCATTTTTATTAAATTTAACGCTGTCTTTTAATATTATTCTATAATTGTTATTGCTAATTAATGAAATTGAATTTATATTATGATATGTTGGTATATTGTAAATCCAACTATCAAATTTTATATTTCCTGATAAGTTTTTCCCAAAAGAACTGAGTGATACTTTGTCTCCAATTTTTAATCCAGAAGAAGTTTTAGTATCAATTTTATCAATTACACTAATAACTCTAAATTCATTTAATGATGTATCTGATTGATCATATGAATATGCTAATTTTTTTTCATAAATAAAATCTCCAAAATTTAAATTTTGACTAATCCCAGAAACATTTAAAAATTGAGTGCTTGTTTTGTCTGTATAATTTAAAGTTAATTCGGTCAAATTTGATTTTTTAGCAATAATTGTTCCTGACTGTGAAAATCCAACTGTGGAATCGACAGTAATTGTATTGTTTGATGCAAGAACGGTTTCAATTACTTTAGTAGATCCTGTAATTTCAAAATCACCAGTAAAAGAGGTAGAATCTAAAGATATTTCATAAAAATCTTTACCTTGTATTGGTCTATATTCAACATTATAGATAGAAGCAGAAACTGTACCAATTCCACTTATAAATTGATTTAATGTTGTTCCTTTTAATGAAGTGGTATTTTTTCCAGAAATTTTTTCAACTAAAATATTTTTTGTTACAAAATAATTATTATCAGATGGCCTCAACATATATTCTTGAGGATTTATTGTTTCTATTTCTGTTCCATACAAAATCGAAAAAAGAATTTTAAAAGACTGTGCTGTTCCTTTCGAAGAATAAAAGTCTTTTGCTCTTGATAGAATATTTTGTAAAGAAATTTTTGGAGTAAATTTTCTTTCCTCAAAATCAGGCAAAAACTGATATTTAAATTTTTTAAATATTTCAAAGAAGAATATAAAATTTAAATTTTGCAAAGAACTCCCAGATGTATGCTTTGATGCTTCAGTAATTGAAAAATTTAAAAATTCTGGATTATTATTTTTTTGTAAACTATCAATTCCACTAAATCCACGAATACAACCCAAAAATGAATTTGAAGTTTTTGAAGTATAAGTAATAATTTCATTATCAATTTTAATTAATCCATATTTACTTGGATATCCAATTGTATGAGATACGAAAATAGTATCATCAAAAGATAAAACATCAGAAGTCAATACAGATGGAAGATTTAAATCTATTAATGTTTCACTATTAAAATTTTGTATTTTTTTATATTTTTGAATATTAGATGATAAATCATCTATTCCAGTTTGATGTTCCTGTGATGTATAATATAGATTTAAAAATTCTTGAAAAAGTGGTGATTCTTCATTCAAAAATTCAGGAATTTGTGAATCTAAAATGTGATTAATTTTTATTCTTTTAATTTCCGTCATTTTATCTTGTATAGTTTCCGTTTAAGTAACTCGATGTTGATACATATTCAGTAGCAGAAAGATTTTCTCCTGAAGTAATTGTATCCTCTATAGTATTTACTATAGTATTATTGATATCTATTTGTAAATAAATATCTTTCAATGCAATTACATCATTTGATTCTGGTATTGCTTGTATTTCTATTTTATTATTTGGCAATGATGTAGATACAATATTTACTATATTTAATTTAATTTCTCCTTTTAAATAATCAACTGTTCCTGCATCTGAAGATATTATTGTTGGAACATTATCTATAAGTTTAAAAAATAATATTTTTCCATTTATAGAATTAATTGGATTATCAGTTAAATATAATGTATCGGAAATATCTTTAATTTTAAATCCTGAAGATTTGATGTTATATTTTTCTGTTTTTTGGTGAAATTTATTTCCAAAACATATCTCATACGTAGCAAATTTATTCATTTCTACTGAAAGATCTCTTCTCATTCTAATTTTAGTAATATTTGAAGTAATTGCTCGATTTGTATTATCAATTAAAGTATTTACTTTACTAAATTTAAATCTTCCCCCAAAACTATTTACATCAGAAGATATTGAATAAAAATTTAAAGTATTTAAAACTTGATTTTTAACTATAACTGAATCTGAAATAAATGCTGGATTATAATAAACCGTAGAATCAATTTCAACATATAGATATTTTAAATCAATAAGTTCTGGTTTAATTCCAGCAATTGAATACTGTTTTAGTTTTTTCTTAATTTCGTTTTTTGTAATTTCTGATAAAAAATTACCATTTCTTGGTTTAATTGAAATAAAAACTTTTCCATATTGTGGAGGATCCAATTCTTCTCCCCCATATGCAGTTACAGAATCTATATTCGAATAAAGATAAGGTATTAAACCTTTATAGTCATTTGCAGTTACAGCTCTATATTGAGAAGCATATACTCTTGGGGCAAGATATTTGATTGAGTCTATTGATTCAATATCATCTCCATTTTCTGATGATACCAGTGTAGTAATTAAAGAAATACCACTTGTAATATTAGTTGAGTTATTATCTTTAATATTTCCAGAAAAAGTAAAGTTTGCAGATCCATCCGCAGATTTTCCGTTAGTTACAATATATGAAATATTAATTACACTACCATCTTCTGGTTTTTTTCCTATAAGATCATCACCAAACAAAATTTGATATTTCTCATCTTCAATTTCTTGAATTAAAAATAATTTAGATGTTTTATTTACATTTAAAATATTTTCATATAATGAATATACTTCAGTTGTAGTACCAGTTGTAGTTACACGAATCGTTGATGTATCTACATTTGAATTTGGTATTATAAATTTTTGATTTGATTGACTATAATCAATTGTATATTGTTTTGTCAAATAGGATCCTTCGTAAATATCTAAATTTTCAAAAAATGCAATATTCGAAGTATTTACAGGAACTGTTACATCAGATGGTATTGAGAATATATAATTACCATCTTGAACTGCACCCAATGCAACTGGTCCTGCTTTTAATGTTACTGTTCTAGAATTATATGATTGTGTATTTACTGAAAAACTTATTTTTGCTTTGGAAGCTCTTTTTGAACGAGGCACATAACCAATATTACGAGCATGAGAAACTACATTTTCTCTTAATGTTGCACTATCCAAAAATGCTTCATTTGCCTGCATATTAGTATTATATGCAGTAATATAGGAATTGTATGCAAGAACATCAATCAGAACAGAAAAATTAGATCCTTCAAAATCAAAATCAGTAAAATTAGAATTTGATCTCAGATAGTCTTTAATCTGAGTACGTAAATCATTAAAATCTAAATTGGTAAATTGATTGAAGGACATTATACCCTAGTTGGTTGTAAGATAAACTCTATATTTTGAGTTGGAAATGGCAGTCCAACAATATCATAAGTAATTTTAATGTTTAAATCATTTGTATCGTCTGGGATTTCGATTTCGACATTGCGCAATAATATTCTTGGTTCGAAATTATTCAATAAGGTTGTAATTTCTTCTTCTAAAAAAGAGAATATATCAGAATTTCCTATTTCAAATAATGTATCATCAACCGATGTCCCTATTAGATTATTAAAAAATCTTTCATTTAAACGAGTCCTGACAAGATTTATAACAGATTTTTTAATAGCATCTTCATTTTTTAAAATAATTAAATCATTAGTAACTGGATGTTTCGTAAAAGATAAACTGATATCTTTAAAACTACGAGAAATTGTTACTGCCATTTAAACTTTATTTCTTTATATATCTATAATACTTTTTACCAAGTTTTTCCATAATTTGGTTCCGTTCCATATTCCCAATCATCATAATCTTGATCATTACGAATTTTTTCATGAAGATCAGTTTGTTTTTTTAAATTATGATTGGGTGCCAAATCATGCATAATTTCTTGAATGATTCTTTTTGGTGGTTCTGTTTTATAATCAGTAATCAAATGCGTAGTTCCCCACATTTGATGCATATATTCTTTGTCTCTATCGACTGGTAAATTAGACATTTTTCTCCTGTTTTAAAAATAAAACAGAACTTTTATGATGGAGGTTTCTATCTCCA